CTGTTGATACGCAGGCAGGATTCTTGCCCATCAACTCGCCGCACTTTAATATATCTAAATTTGCATTTACGTTGGGACACATTGACCCTTCTATATTACCAGCAGGAACAGGAAATCCAGGAAATCCACAATTATCAAATACTGCATTGACGTGTTCAGGTGGCAATCGTTTTACAGGGAACAAGTGTGGGCAAAGAGCAGGGAAAATGATTACTGGTTGGAGCGGAGCGATTAATGCTGGTGGAACTGGTATTAATGATACGTTCTGTTTGGGTAATGAAATTTTAGACCAAGGCACTGCTAACACTTCTAGGTTTCAGCACACAGTTTATTTTTCAGTTAGAAGTAACATTACAAATACAGGCGATTTCGATTTTAGTTTTAACTATCTGCACGATAACTTCGCGATGTTTGGGTTTCATTTGTACGACGAAGATCTAGGAAGCGTAACCCCCTTAATGGGCATTACTGGAACGATTACAATTAGCAATAACCTCATTGCTGACCAAGTTGGTGCAGGTATCAATTATGCAATCGGCCCTACTATTGGAAATATGTATACAGCAGATCTAATAGTAGAAAACAATCTTTTAATAAGAACGGGTACTGGCGAAACCGAGTTAGAAGATTCTGTATACCCACCAGCGGAGGCTATTCGGATAGGGGGTATAGAGCCAGCAAACGCCACAATACGCAACAATACGTTGATTGAATGGTCAAGCCCTGCAAATGTAATAGCCAATGGGGTGAACGGCGGGTTGTCAGTAAGTCATGCAACTGGCGTATGCGTGTGGACTATCGAGAACAATTTACTTTACAGTAAAATCGACGACAAGTATGTAAATCTTGGTACGAATGTTTCGACAATAGATAACGACAATAACAATGCTTTTTATACCTCAGCAACAAACCCGACACTAGACACCAAACCTAGTTGGACAGGCAATGTGACCGTCGATCCACAAATAACAGTGGTTGGCGATAACTACACAATTGATGCTGGGTCACCCTTAATTAATGCTGGTTTTGTTAGAACTGGCAACCCACTACGAGATATCCAAGGTAAAGCTAGATCGGGTATAGACATAGGAGCGATTGAAAAATGAGCACCCCATTAGCCAGAACTTTTTACAATGGTAACTTCCCTAAGGCTGGCATTGCGATAAATGCGGCAACTAAGTTTGCAGCTATAGTCGTAGCTATATATGGAGGTGATGGGGCAGTTCCCACAGCGTTAACTTTAAATGGAGTAGCTAGCACCAAATTGGGTAGCACTACTAACACAACTAACACAGGGGGAGAAGAAGCTAATATAAGTGTATTTTCGATTTCTGACCCAGAATCAGGCTCAATTGCGATTACGGGTTTTTCAGATGGTATTGGGAAAAACTTAATAGAGGTAATTGAGTATGATTTTTATGCAACAATCACTGACTTTGTAAGTCAGGGATTTGGAAATCGATCAGGGAGCACTTTTACTGCTACATACAATTATTCTTCTGTGACGGGGGAAGAAATAATACTTGTTGGAACTTGTGCTAATGGTTTGATTTCTACTAATACACCATCCATGTCAGCTAATCTGAACAGCCATTTTACAAATGCTATACCAGTCCAATATGTTTCAGGTTATGATGAAAGCGTATCGACTAGTCCAGAAGTATACACCGCATCTTTTAATCATAGTTCGGCGGGTGGTGGGATTATTGGTAATATCAATATTGCTGGTTTTACATTGACACCTGCGGCTGGTGACACAACTATTCCCGTTATCACATTAGTTGGTGCTGACCCAGTTAACATTAATCAGGGTGCAACTTATACCGATGCGGGGGCCACGGCCACTGACGACACTGATGGCACGATAACCGGTGATATAGCAACAGTTAACCCCGTTGACACTGCCATAGTTGGCCAATACACAGTCACTTATAACGTTGATGACGCGGCGGGCAATTCGGCCGCTCAAGTAACTAGAACGGTTAACGTGGTTGACGGAACGGCAGCAACATTATCATTACCCACCGACACTACAACTAATGTTTCTACAATACTTGGTGCTACGGTTGATGAAGGTTCGACGATTCATACCGTTGCGTATTTAACCAGTGAAGGCACTGCCCCAACTGATGCCGAAGTCGTTGACGGAAGCTACGCTGGGGCAAGCGGTGTTTATGCCAATGACAAGGTGGTTTCGACGGGGGCATTTACGGTTGACCCCATTACCGTCGTGGCTAATTCTGCTTATAGTTTTAAGATGATTGCGGTTGATGCCACTAGTAATATAAGTCTTGTACTTACTAGTACCTTTACAACTTTGTCAGCTATGATCTCGATTACCACAGATTTACTGTCAGCTACTATTGACGGTGTGCTGTTCAGCACTGCTATTGAGGCAGGCCATGTTGAATTGATTACTCTGAATGGTGAAACGACTGATGGTAGCGGTGTTCTACTGATTGATGCGAATAGCCTTTCTGTTACTGATACGCAAGTAGTTGAAGGTATCGCCAAGGATAGAGCGACAGATGATCCGTTACCAATACAAGGCGCAGTGAGCATAGCGTAATGAGCTGGAATAACTTATCGAGCTGGAACTCCTTGACAGGGGCGGTAGCTGCAACTATTAGCGCGGTAAGTTCTAGCCGTGGAGCAGACATTGCCACAGCCAATGACACCTTAACGATAACGGTTAATGCCTCATTTGGGGTTACTGATGTTACTGTTAATGGAGAGGTTTGTACTTCAGTCGCAAGACCTACTAGTACGAGTGTTACTTGCATATGCCCATTGGGTTTTGGTGCGGTTTACGAAACTAGTGGTGACGTAGTTGTAAATAACGGTGTAGATTCTGCAGGCTACTCAGTCACGTTGAGTGTCCCAAGCACGATGATAGAGACTGATTTCACAGTCGCTTATGCATCATTGGGTGCTGAGTGTCCTTTTGCTGGTGATACAGATTTTAGTGCAATAGTCATTGGCGATAGTTGTATTAGAGATATAATTACAGCACCAGACAGTCACTTTATTAGAATGACTGGTGACGGTGTATTTGCTTTATTCACTGATGGTACTTTCACAACTCCGGCAACAGTCACTAGAACACAAACTTATAATTATTATATTTGGGATGCTTCGGATAATACCCAAAGTGCTTCTATTGGCATTGTTACAGGAACCTTTGTGGCTACGCCAGACACCACACCTGACCCATTTACTTTTAATAATCAAACTGATGTTGCCTTATCTTCAGAAATAACATCAGACCCCATCACTATTACAGGAATAAACGCCCCCTCTGCAATAAATATAAGTATCGGTACTTACGATATTAATGGCAGTGGCAATTTCGTTTCAACTGAAGGTTTAGTTAATAATGGAGATTTAATAAGAGTAAGACATACTTCTGCTGCCTTTAATGGTTCCAATACAGTATCCATACTCACTGTGGGCGGCGTATCTAATGCTTTCATAAGCATAGTTATTGACTTAGATACAACAATACCTGTTATTACTTTGGTCGGATCGTCACCAGTTAGTGTGGTTGAAAATACAATCTACACAGATGCCGGAGCAACTGCTAGTGATAATATCGATGGTAATATTACTAGCAGTATTGAGATACTAAACCCTGTTGATATCGAAACCATTGGTCAATACACAGTCACTTATAATGTGACTGATGCAGAAGGTAACTCGGCAACTGAAGTCACTAGAACGGTTAATGTCATTGCTTTAGCTGATGTTATCATTCCGGTTATTTCCCTTCTTGGATCAACGCCAATTGATGTAACAGAAGGCACTTCTTATTCTGATGCAGGAGCAACAGCCACAGACAATATTGATGGCGATATCACAGGAAATATAGTTACTGTTAACCCCGTTAATATTAACATCGTTGGGGCTTACAACGTCACTTACAACGTGGACGATGCCGCAGGTAATTCAGCGGCTCAAGTCACGCGGGTAGTTAATGTCGTCGCAGATATCATCCTGCCGGTAATAACCGCTACTGGCGACTTAACTATTAACCACACTGTTGACACTGTTTACACTGATCAAGGCGCAACTTGGACAGATAACGTAGACGGCGGGCCTTTTGCAGTTACAGACATAAATGGAACTGTAAATACGGCGGTAATTGGTACGTATACAATAGCATATAACGCCTTAGACGCAGCAGGTAATCGAGCAACAGAAGTTGTCAGAACGGTTAACGTAGTCGCAGAGTCCACAGGGACTAGTCCTCTGGTTGTTACAAATATAACCACAGTAGCAGACAACATATCAGGCAGCTTGCCTTATGACGGCGGGAATTTGGCGGTTGATACTGTTAGCGCAATAACGCACATAAGCAACGGTTTGAACTACACGGCTAATCAACGTTTATGCGTAAGCATTGACACGGCTAAAGCCTACGTCGCTGGCGGGCTCCCGTTCACTAGTGCTGGCCGTATGGCCATGACCACCGACGCGGTTATCTACTATAGCAATGGGTGGCCATTCGCCGCTAATGGGCGTATAGCGGTTACAGTGGCTTAGTGGTATCATTAATTTTTTAACCCTACGACAATAAAGGAACACACTATGCAAACAGCAGAATTTAACCACGAAGATTTCACCAATACGTCAAAAGCCGACGAATCGCTTATGGTTCGTTTTTTCCATAAAAACGTGAATAATAAACTGGAAAGTCAGGCACAAGGCCGTCCAGTTTTCACCGAAAAAACGTACATCGAAATTAGAGTCGCAGGACAACGCGACGTGCAAGTGTGCCGCCCTGTAACTTTCGCGGATAAACAGCGATTTCCTAGACACTTCGAAGCGTTCGAAAAGCGTGTCGAGGCACCTACCGAGGGCATGCCTTTGGTCGAGTGGCCAGCAATTACCCGCACACAAGCCGAAGAAATGGCGTTTATGAATGTCAAGACGGTTGAACAGCTTGCCGGCATGAAAGACGCCAATTTGGCCAAGTTTATGAACGGTTACAAATTGCGAGATAAAGCGGTCGAGTGGTTAGAGTACAACCAGAATAACATCGAAGACGCGGAAAAAGCAGAAATGCGCGAAACTATAGAGACAATGAAAAGGCAAATTGCGCTACTTACCACACCCTCAGAAGAAGCCATAGCTCAATTTCGAGACATTGCTAAAGATGTTACAGACACGTCAGATGCCAAGACAGGTCTTAAAAGCACTCTTGACGAAACACCGGCAGAAGACCAGCCGCTAGCGCCTACAGAAATCACGCCCGACACCACGGAAGCGGTGAAAGTACCGGCAGCACCGGCAGGCGTTAAAAAACGCGCATCACGTCGAAACAAGAAATAGGTGGACTAAATGGCTGGCAATACGGGAATAATGGCAAACGAGATTCTTAACCGAGTCGCGGCGGAAGTGGGCATAGCGCCTATTACTGACCCTATTGCCAGCACAGACCCTTTTTTCATTCAGCTTCGCTACCTACTAAACACAGCCGGCGAAGAGTTAATGCAAGCCTACCCATGGGAAAAACTTGTCCGTACTCACCAGATAGTCACTGAAGCGGGCGATACTGGCGAATATGACATGCCCGACGATTTTGGGTATATCCTCAATCAGACGGAATGGGACAGAACAAACAACATCGCCATGGGCGGGCCATTGTCTGCGGCGGAATGGACGTATTTAAAAGGGCGGGATTTAGCGTCAAACACTTTGTACGCTAGCTTTCGTATTTCACAGGGCAAATTCAACGTATTCCCAACCAATCCCACAGCAGGGCTAGACCTAAATTTCGAGTACATTACCTCTAATTGGGTACAGGACGGAACAGACCCGACCGCGTACAAAGCCTCGGTTGAGATAGCGAGTGATATGCCGCTATTCGACAAAACACTTATCACCCGAGCAGTAAAAGTTAAATATCTTGAGTCGGGGGGTTTTGACACCACTAAAGCCCAAGGCGACTATAATCAAATTTTTTCCTTCCTGACAGGCACTGATAAAGGTGCCCCAGTGTTAAATGCTGGACGTTCAGGCGGGCGCTACCCGTACTTAAACAGTCATAACACTCCTGACACGGGTTTTGGCTCTTAGATATGTTAGGGTCAGCTAGACGAACTGCAGGACGGCCACAGAAGCGCACGCATGAAACTATGCGCTACCCCGCGCCTATAAGGGGTATCGATAACCGTTTATCCCTAGGTAGTGGCGATATAAACCATTGTGTTTATGCCTACAATTTAGTGCCTAACGAAGAGGGTATGCGCGTTCGTGAAGGGTATCGCGAGTGGGAAATAGGTGTTGACGCCGGATCAGGCGAGGGGGTACACACTCTAATCCCTTTCAACACGTCAGATTCAGCCGCAGCAGATAAGCTATTTGCCGTAAATAATGAGGGTATTTGGGAGGTTACGGACTACGACACCGCACCTAATCAAGTGGCCACATTCAGTAATCAAGCAGCCGATGCAGGGTATGGGACGTTTACACGTTACGTCACCCAAGCCGAAGTAGATGTGCTTTTTTACGCGGATAACTTGAATGGGCTCTGGGAATACACTGTTTCAACCGATACTTGGGCAGTGCCCACCGGCATAACTGGAATAACAGAGTCAGAAATAAACTTTGTAA